ACGGTCTTCCGAAAGGAGTACGGTCGCCTATCATGATATTAATTTATTGGATAGGGAGCTACCCTAGCGTAGTTCGCTCGTATTAAATTACGGGTGGCCAAATGGTAATCAAACCAGACCAGGTCCGTATGTAGTAATACATATGCGAGAGTATCGGATCCCACCTGAATTAGGGTGACCCGACTTGTAAGATGGGGAACTTGATGTTGAAGGTGGCAGAACTACCACCTTCGTAAAAAACCAGGGAAACCTGGGGGGTCATCAAGCCTGTCCTATATGGAAGGTTAAACCCAAGGAGTGACCAACTCCGAGCTCCGACTGGAGCTGCCTGCGGCCCCGAGAGGGAAACCGAAGGTTAAAATGGCTCTCCTATTGTTTGACAACAGTAAGAACCTGGCATGTTTCAACAAATGTTAAAACAAAACCACTTTGCCTGGGGGTTAATAACCCCTGGCAAAGATTTTAATTGGCAGAACGCTGTAAAAAGCGTTCGAGTGCTTCGGAGTATGTACCTTCGGGTACTATTCCTGGCAGTTGGTCGTCTTTCTCCTATGTGGGTAACCTGTATTTACACCGTAAGTCGTAACCTCCTGAGAATAGCTAAGTCTCAGGGGCTGACCGGATTGGTTAAGTACTGTAAAGTACTTTCTATCCTAACCCAACAAGCTGCAGGGGGGTATCTTGTAAAAGATACGACATCCCTTGGGTGTCGCGTCTCACGTACCTCTGCAGGTCTTCCTCGAATCATAAATAAGGCCCATAGAGCATCTATCCGTAAGGGTAATGCAGCGGTTCTTCGTATGTACCTTTCCATATTCGGCTTATACCGAGTGGTAGAGATACCAGGGAAGGTCAAAATACATACGATTACTGCTTTATGCTTGTATAAGCAAGCAGATCTAATGATCCACCTTAGATTTGTGCCTCAGTTCTTCTTGCTGTTAGCAAGGAGAGTTAGTAACTCCCTAGTTACTGAGGACCCAAACGTCGATATAGTGCGTGAGGTCCTTGGGTACAAAGATGAGAAAAGCACCAACCCTACCCTCCGTATTCATCGGATTCTTCCGATTACTACGGCTGGTCCCTTATCTAGCGGAAGCCTTGCCTCCTCGTTCCGAGACCCTCTGTGGCTGAAAGTCACAGATAAGATCAAAGCAAGAATGGAATCTTGCGATGATGGTCAGGGTTTCGTAATTGGTCTTTGGAGAGGTCTCCGACCTCCCGAGATCATAATACGGGACCGATTAGATAAGTTATGGGGAGACAAGAAGAAACCTCTTCTTGCCTCTTCGGTAGGGACCCTATGGTTTACGTTGTCTCATATGCTGGATTCAGCAATGACACCGTACCTTAAGGAATGGGCGGTAACTTTTGATCTTAAACCCATTAAAATGTTATTTAAAACAGCCAATATCGTTCCTTTCGGCCAGATAATCCCATGGGGGACTAGTTTACGCCCTGAAGAGAGAACTTTAGGTGCCGGGAAACTAGGCTTTTTAGAGGAAGCTGCCGGGAAAGTACGAATTGTTGCAATGGTGGATCCCCTAACACAGTCAATGCTGCGTCCATTACATGACTGGTTGTTCTCTGTACTTCGGAGAATCCCTGAAGATGGGACATTCGATCAGACAGCTCCTCTTGAGTTATTAATTCAAAAGGGCGTGCAGGACGTAACAAGTTACGACCTATCCGCGGCTACTGATCGCTTGCCTCTATCACTTCAGGAAAACCTGATTGGATGGATTTTAGGGGAGAAGGTAGCACGTACATGGGCTTCTCTGTTAGTTAACAGAGATTACAGCTTCCATCCGCGGACTGCGGAGAAATACGGACTTTCGGTAACGAAGGTCCGTTATGCTGCTGGACAACCCATGGGTGCCTACTCGTCTTGGGCAATGCTTGCCCTGACTCACCATTTCTGCGTACAATTGGCAGCTTATCGGGTTTATGGTAATACAGGGGTATGGTTCTCCATGTACGCTGTACTAGGAGACGATGTGGTCATAGCTGACCGTGCCGTAGCTTTAGCTTATCGCACACTGATGTGTGATGAGCTCCGGGTAGATATACAAGAGACGAAGTCTCTCATATCAAACAATGGGACGTTTGAGTTCGCTAAACGAACCATCCTCCGGGGTATTGATGCAACTCCCATAAGCCTGAAAGGGTTTATGGCAGGTCTTAGGAATCTCCCAGCAATGGAAGGTATCCTAGCAAAAATACCGGGCATTTGGGATAATCGCCTCGCGAATATCGCCAGATGCCTAGGTTATGGCTACAAAGTTACAGGGCGGCTCCAAGCTGCCCTGCAACGGCGTGATCGTCTTCAAGGTCTAATTGTGTTTCTGACCAGACCGGGTGGGCTCTTAGCCCGAGATCCCTTATCTTGGATATCCCAAGATGCCTGGAACAGTGTTGGATGTCCGCCTACCGATGAATCTATACAAAACTTGTATAGAGAAATCGGTAGTTGGGCTGGGGAGAAGTTGCTGAAGAGTTTAGAGAATCGAAAGAAACTCTTTGCTCGAGATTCGAAGGCAGGTGGCTGGATACCGACCACCTGGTTTCCTACTCGAGTCCTCTTTGATGTTTATCAGAACCTCGTTCTGAGACCCATCTCTGAAGATCTTCAGGAACGTATCTCACAATTAGAGCTCTTGATGCTACAGTGGAAAGGGAGAACCGATATTAGGATCGAGGATTTTAACGAATTCTTGAAAGAACTTGACAGTATACTAAGGGATGCTGATAGCCTCCCTCGTACACCTAAAGTTGCGCGTCTCCAAAAGGAGAACATACCAACATCGTCGTCGACGTTGAAGGTATGGCGCAGACTTAGAACTTTTGTGAAAAAGGACTAAGTTTCTTTGGAGGTAACTCCTACCTAATGTCTCTAATTGAATGGAGTCAATGGAGGCACTTACCTATACATTTGGACAAATGTATAGTCTGCATATGAG